ACGGAGTACAAGTCATTGGCAAGTCTGTTCATGCTTGATCCGACTTCAGAGAACAGGTTTGTCAGGGCGGAGGAAAGTAAAGAGAACGAAAATCCATTTGACGCGTTTAAGAAATGGCTAGATCTAGATATCCTCACGTTGCTTTGGGCAAAGAATACATCAGGGAAGTGCTGAATGGCAGAGAACGAGTCTGTCACAATGCGCTTCTTTGTTTTGAACGGCACGCTGAAGATTTAGAGAAGTCCAAGACCAAAGAATACCTGTACAGGTTTGATGAGGAAAAGGCTGAAAGATTTATCAGTTTCGGTGAGCTTCTTCCTCAGTGTACGGGTGAATTTTACGGCATTCCATTTAAGGCTGAACCATGGCAGTGTGCTGCCTTTTCGGTTGAGATGGGATGGGTAAAAAAGAAAGACGGATACAGACGATTTAAGCAGTCGTTTTGGTTCTTGCCGCGTAAGAACGGTAAGTCATTTGTTGCGGCAGTGCACGGTACATACTTCTTATGTGCTGATCATGAGCCTAATGCTCAGATATATTGCGGTGCCACAACTGAAAAACAGGCTAATCACGTATTTCTTCCTGTTAAGGCCATCATTCAACAGGCAAAAGGATTGGCAAAGGCTTTTGGCATAAAGGCGGGAGCCGAGGAAATCAAACTTCCTGACGGTTCCTGTTTTTCCAAGATTGTAGGTGACGGTGGCGGTGATGGTGGTAATCCTCATCTTGCCATTCTGGACGAGTTCCATGAACACGTGACCAGAAAAGCATATGAAACAATGTGGCGAGGCATGGGTATGCGCAGACAGCCCATGTTACTGATGATTACCACCGCAGGGGACAACACTGAATCCATCTGTAAGCAGAAGTACGATACTGCGGTCCGTGTTCTGAGCGGACAGGAACAGCAGGACAACCTGTTTGCGATAATCTATGAAGCTGACAAGGATGATGATCCTTTCAGTTTAGAGACAATCAAGAAGGCTAATCCCAATTATGGGGTATCGCTGAAAGAGGATTTTCTGCTGGATACCATGTCTGCGGCCAAGGCGGACATAGCTGAACGAAACAGTTATCTGACCAAGCAGCTTAACATTTGGATACAGGCTCACAATGCTTATTTCAACATGAGTCATTGGTCAGCCTGTATCGATAACAGTCTGAGGCTTGATGATTACCGGTATACGTTTGGAAAAAGACTGTCACGCAAAGACATCAGAAATGGTGCAAGGCTTGAGGTTAATCCGTTACGCAAGGGAGTAACCTGTGTGATAGCAGTCGACCTTGCGACACGTTTCGACGTATGTGCCGTGACGTACTTTTTCGTAAAAGCTAATGGTGACGGAGTTAATCATTACTACGTGTTCAATGAGTATTGGCTTCCTGAAGAGACCTGTGATGACAGACATAATCCGAATTATGAGCTGTTGGATACCTGGAGAAAAACACCTCAGCCGTCATTAGGTGAAGGTGCCATGGTTCTTAACGTGTTTCCGGGAGCCGAAACAAATCTTGTTGAACTTGCAAGAATTCTTGAGGAACGTTCGGAACAGTTTCAGTCAAGCGTGATTATATTCGATGATTGGAATGCAACGGCAATCATGCAGATGCTACAACAGGACGGATACAACGTGGCTTCGATGGCGTGGACAACGAAGCACCTTAGTCCGGGAATGAAGGAGCTTAAATCTGCAATGCTGGCAAAGAGAATACATCACGATAACAATCCGATGACCAATTGGATGATGTCTAACGTATGCAGTAAACAGGACGCAAACGGAAACGATTTTCCGCGGAAACCTGACGGACAGAACAGTAAGAAGATTGACGGTGCGGCGACCATGATTATGTGTGCCAGCTACACGGCAAGACAGGCAGACAGTGACTTAATTACGAATCATGGATTAAGGAAGATTTGATGTTTGGATTCAGAAAAAGAAAAAACAAAGATATCAGGCAGGATATCAGACGTGAGAACGGAGGTGTGCCTGCTGCAGTGACTGAACTTCTCGGAGGTGGTTACAATTCCAATCTTCAGATTGTAACGGTCTATGCCTGTGTGCGAGTTATCGCGGAAACGCTCGGTATGCTGCCGATAAGTCTCTATGACACATCAGACAAGAACAAGGTGAAGCTTGCTGACCATCCGCTTACCCGGTGTTTGGCCATAAGTCCCAACAGTTATCAGACATCTGCGGAATTCATGGAATATCTGGCCACGTCCGTATGCCTGGAAGGGAATTTCTACGCACAGATTATCAGGAATTCAGACGGACAGGTATGTGAACTGTGGCCGTTGGATCCGTATTCTGTGGGTGTGTATCAGGATAGTCAGAACAGCAAGGTTTACTACAGCTTCAAGACAAAGAACGGCAAGTTTATCAAGACCACCGAAAGGGATATATTCCACGTCAAGATATTCTCTTTAGACGGTTACAAGGGCGTTTCTGCTCTTACCTATGCCCGTTCAATTCTTAATCTTGAGAACAAAATGACGGAATATGCGAACAACGTGTTTACGAACGGCAGTATCTGTAACGGGGCAATTTGCGTTCCGACAAAACTCAATCAAGATGCCTATGCCGATACACAGGACGTCATTGAAGAACAGTTTGCCGGTTCCGGCATGAGGCCGATGCTTCTTGAAGGCGGGGCAACATGGCAGAGCATCCAGATTTCAGCTCAGGACAGTCAGTTCCTTGAGACACGCAGGTTTAATCGTGAGGAAATTGCCAAGATCTTCAGGGTACCGGCACACATGGTTGGTGACATGGAACATTCAACGTTCAGCAACATTGAACATCAGTCATTAGAGTTTATGACCAACACGATGTCTCCTTATCTGAGGAAGATTGAACAGAGGATAGTCAAACAGCTTCTGAGCGAAGAAGAACAGAAGATTTACAAACCAAGATTTAACCTGGCATCTGCTTTAAAGGGAGATTTGAATAGCAGATACTCGGCTTATAACACTGCAATCAACTGCGGTATTTTATGTCCTGATGAGATAAGAGAGGTTGAAGACTTGCCGCCAAGACCTGATGGTTTGGGCGGAAGATACCTGCAGCCGCTTAACATGACTGTTGCTGGTCAGGAACAATCTAACGACGGAGAAAATGATGAGAGAAAGTAAACTTTTTATGACCTTTGACAAGGTTTCCGAAAAGGGCATCATATCAGGATATATCACCCGGTATGGTGAGGTTGACAGCTATGGTTCAGCAACTCAGAAGGGCTGTTTTGCAAAAACCATTGAAGCATTCAATCAGGGCAGGGTTATTCCTGTGCTTTGGCAGCATGACAGACGTGAGCCTATTGGTAAGTTCATCTCCATGAAAGATGATGATATCGGATGTTATGTCGTAATTCAGTTGGATCTTAATGTGGCAAGAGCGAAGGAAGCATACTCTCTTGTAACAAACAAGATTGTAAGCGGTCTGTCAATTGGCGGATACATTGTAGAGGCTTTCTGGAACACTGAAACCGAGGTTGAAACCCTGATTGAAATCGACCTGATTGAGACATCAGTAGTGACTTTCCCTGCATGTGATAATGCCAGGATTGACGAATGTCGTGAAGTTGAGCATGACAGCATTGTAAGAAGAATTGAATCAGCACTTAAGGCCACGGGGTCACTCAGCAACAAGGAATGCAAGAAGTACGCTTCCCAGATTGCCGCGGAAAAGCAGAAACAGAATAAGAATGAAGATGAGCGACAGGTTCAGACTGTTGACAATACAATCGACAGCGTTGAAAAACAGGTCTTGAACAGCTTGAAAAACTTCAGTCTTTAGGCAAAAATATAAGTAATCAAAGGTGTATATGAGATGTATACATGTCAATATTTAACTGACAGTGAGACGCTGTTGAATTCAACCATAGAAGGAATATTAAAATGGGTGATAATGCAGCAGATAACACTGTTGAACAGGTACAGAAGTCTCTTGCAGACATCAAGGACACTGTTAACGGCTCAATTAAGGCCGTTGAACAGAAGATCGTGGAATTAGGCAACAAGCATAACGAACTTTCTCAGAAGTTTGAAAACAGCTTCAAGGAAAATCAGCGTTTTGGTTCAGCTGCCGAAGACGAAACCTCTCAGCGTATGAAGAAGTTCGGTGAATTTCTCAGAAGCCGTTCAGGCATGAAGCTTCAGCTCGTTACCAGAGAAGATCCGGTTCCACCTGTAACCGGTAATACCGCCACTGATGCTCAGGGCGGTTATGCGGTACCGTTTATTCTTGACCGTGAAATTCTCAAGAAGGAACGTGACCTTAACGTAATGCGTCAGCTCTGCTCAAGCATGAGTGTAAGTTCTCCTGATACTGCTTGGAACATCGATCTTGGCGGTACTACTTCCGGTTGGGTTGGTGAAACCGACACAAGAAGTCAGACCGACGCTCCTCAGTTAGGCAGGGCAACCATTACCTGGGGTGAAGTATTTGCAATGCCACAGGCCACTCAGTACCTCTTAGATGATGCGGCATTCGATGTTGAATCATGGTACACCGAATCAGTAGCCGAAGAATTTGCAGACAAGGAAGAGGAAGCCTTCCTCGTTGGTAACGGAACCAAGAAGCCAAAGGGTATCCTCAGCTATACCTTCAATACTTCTGCAGATGCCTCAAGAGACGTTGATAAGCTTCAGAAGGTGAGCGGTGCCTTAACCTTTGATTCCATTCTGTCTCTCTACTATGCCGTAAGACAGGTATATCGTCGCCCTGGAGACTGCACTTGGTTAATGAACGGTGCAACCATTGAAGCACTGCGCAAGCTTAAGGATGAACAGAACCGTTACATCTGGGTAGACAATCTTGCCAACGGCATGGCCGGTACTTTACTTGGCTGTCCTGTTTATGAATCACGCTATATGCCTGATGCATCAACTAATGGCAACTTAGCCGTTCTTTTCGGTAACTTCAAGAAGGCTTACCGAATTGTTGACCGCTTAGGCTTACAGGTGATTCGCGATCCTTACTCAGTGAAGGGACAGGTTGCGTTCTACACTGCAAAGCGTGTAGGTAACGTACTGACCGACAACTGTGCAGTGAAGGCTCTGGCCGTATCCGTATAGCGTTGTTATAAAGCCTCGGGAGACCGGGGCTTTTTGTAAAGGTAAACAACATGGTAGAAGTTAAGAAAGCGTTCCGATATTCGGATGATGGTATCCATGCACTGACGTGTGAGCCCGGGGTTTATGCCGAGAGTGATTTATCCGAAGTGGCATTGGATTACTGTAGAAGACATGGTTATGTAAGTGAGGTCCCAAATGTCAGCAAGCCTACCGACAGCGTACGCAAGTGTGTCAGAACTAAAGCAACAGCTAAGAATAGACGGTAATGAAGAAGATTCATTGCTCCAGCTGTATCTTGACAGTGCTTTGGATTTACTTGAAGACAACCTGAACAGAACCGTGGTTCTCCTGACTGCCGAAGACAGTACCGAGGTTGTATATGACAATGCCATGAAGGTTGCTCATTTACAGATAGCCGGAGATCAGTACAAGAATCGTGAACTTACGAGTGACAAATCTCTCAATGAGGTTCCTACATCCGTAGCGAAGTTCATTGAAAGCCGTCGCACGTGGTTCGGAGGAAAAAATCATGACTGATGCCGGAATTCTGAATGAAAGAATCAGTATTTACGTACCTAAAGGCGAACACTACAACTTAACGTCATTATCAGACTATGAACTGATGAAGACGGTATGGGCGAACGTAAGGCAGATTACTACCAGAGAGCAGTTACGGTCCGGAATAGATGTTCAGAGCGGACAGATGACCGTACTTATAAGGTATGTGGCCGGAGTTTCTGATGATTGTCTTATCCTTTGGAGAGGCGGTTATTATGCAATTGACAATCTGACACCTGATAAACCGGCAGGAGAGATCCTGATGGGAGTAAGTTACAGCGGACTTAACGAAAACAGGAAGGTGGTTACATGATAGATCTTACTCAGGTTAAGGAAGACGTAAAGGAGCTTGTTGAACACCTGACAGAGCTTCCTGCCTATTATGATATTGTTCCGTTAGGCTGCAGGAGTGGAGCGTTGCTGGTAAAAGGCAACACTACATTTGAAGGCAGGACAATTGATGGTGATGCACATGTTGCACATCATTCTTTCGATGTCATTCTGTTTTCATTTGAGAGCGCTGAGGCTGTAGACAAGCTTACTTCTGACTTCGTGAATGCAACGGAAGGTAAGTATTCCGAGAAGTTTCAGCTGATAGAGGTAACAGGTATAGACCCAATTGAGTACGATCAGGATGTCGGCTTTTGGGCAAACAGTGTGAGCATGGAGTTTGTTGTTCATGGCAGACGGAGTAACGGTTAATACGAAGGCTCTTGCCGATTTGGTTGAGAAGCTTGAGAGCATGCCAAAGAATCTTGAAACAGTCTCATCTTTCCCATATCTGACAGCAATGAAAGAAATGGGAAA